TGCTCCTGCATCCGATGTTGCCTTATTCAGAATACCGAATACTTGGTCTTCAAACTCTTGCTGATTCGTCTTACCCGTGTTATTGTCGAACAAATCCATATGGACTTGTAGAATGACCTGTTCAACTTGTTTCTTACGTTCCTGAATCTTGGCATCAATTTCCTGTTTGGTCTCCTCATCTGCCACCAGATCACTAATTCCTACACTAAACCCATTCAGAACCAGGAAGTTTTCGACTGTGTTTTGAAGAGCATCCAGAAGATCCACCGTTTCCTTTGGACCACAATCATTATAAGTGACGTGAATAATACCCTTGGAAGGCTTCATATATACATCACTATCTACAACACCTTGCTGAATGTCTCCCTGCTTGATTCGAACATAGCTATCTGAATCTTTACTATCTTTATCACTGTCAAATGATTTGTTACCCATTTCGATGTTAATTGGTGGGATAATAGCACCAAGTACTTGCTGACCTGTCCAGCGCTCTTTACCGTCTTGTAGCAGACGTGGCACAGGAAGGACGCCGTTAAACCGTTTGTTCCACATCATGAGGTTCATGAACTCACGTCGTGTAAATTGAACATTCTTTTGCGTCAACCGATACGAACCAACCAGTGTGTCTTGATACACACCAATCATTGGCTTCGCGTGACGCGGTGTAATAATATGATGGGGAATGGCTGCAATGTCTTCCAGTTCCACCATCGCCTCATACGATTGAGGTATATGCGCATTCATCTCCAGTGCGCTCCTCCAAGTTTCCAAGGAGGATGGACTATATCTTGAGCCACATCCAGCTGATTAGGCTTTCATATGTGGCCCGCTACCATTTAGTCTCTGAACCTTCTCCCTATCCTTATCATAACGGACGTAGGAGCTTGGCTGCGGATTGCCCATTTCGCTTTACAGCTCATTCTCAACATTTTTACCATACCTCTGTTTTTTCTCCAGAGCCATTTGCAACTTTCATAGCAAACTTGGTAGTTAAGACTTTAGGGGTTTCCCGATCAATTTGGAAGCGTTGCGGATTCATGAATTGATTTTAGAAATTGAATTGCTCGTTCTTTTAATTGGTCAAATGTTTCGTATTTACCTACGAATGATGTTCTTTTATCTCCAACAACTATCCTAATATACTTGGAACCGTCTTTTTTGTTAATTGTTCTCATATATTGTTCCAAGTTACATACATCCACTGTTAGCCCCGTGAAGTTAGGAAGTTTATTCGTACTATGCTGTTTTTGCGTTCGCAGCATTTGTTCTTTCCTTGCTTCAGGTGTCCCCATTATTTTTTTAAGGCTTTCAGTCATTTTCGCACGTGTTTCGGTACTTCTACTTGTACAGCCTCCGCGCTTTTTAGGAATATTTGCTGTTATAGTTGGCTCAATTGCTGTTGTACAATCTTTAAAGACTTTTCCACCTTTAGTTAAGTTATAGCCATTTGGATACAAAGTATTGTATTCCTTAATGTACTTCATTTCATATTCATCCGTCTGTTCTTTGAGACATGTAGTGATTAACTCCACTTCAAATGCCTCTTTACCATACAGACGGATTGCGTTATTTAGATAAGTACATTGATTCTTTTTTGTGTTACATATTGCCTCACTAATATGATCCTTGAAGCGTCCTATGTATCCAAATGGTCTATATTTATTACGATTTTTACGATGGGAAAGTGTTTGACCAACATACTTTTTATTGAGTTGTACATTGGTAATTAGGTAAATATGACCAACCACTTGACTATTGTCATCTATTATTTCGTTCATTTTATTAGCAATTCTTTTTACATTCAATCCATCAATTTTCCACTAGCAGGTTATAGGAGTGTTTCTATTACACTCTGGTATTTACAGCGTTTTCCTCATTTGGAGATACCAGACCCAAAGGAGCGCCCCACTGTTGGTGACAAGATGTTTACTTAGAAACAAGTATGTTTATCACCGTCAAAATCAGCATTGTAAGGACGAGTCACGAGAACATTCAATCGGAACGTCTTGTAAGGTAGAACCTTGACTCGATGACCCATCATCGACATTTTGTGAAGAGTTGGTTGTCGATTGAACAACACAATATCGTTATCCAGCAAATGACGGTTGACGATATCTCCACTGTAGAGGACAATTTCCTTCGTGTTCACATGTTTCAGAGAAATCATGCGACCATCTGCACGAACAATCGTCTTTGCACCTGGCCATTTATCGGGGCCATTTTGCACCAACTTATAAAGTCTTTCCAAGTTATAAGGTGTTACCGCTTCTGGACTGGTCAGATTCATTGCAATCTCCAGAGGAACACCCAGCTCTGTCACACTTAGATTGGGATCGGGAGTAATCACAGAACGTGCGGAGAATTCAACACGCTTACCTTGAATGTTATACCGAATACGTCCTTCCTTACCACCAAGACGCTGCTGAACGGACTTGAGAGGTCGACCCGAACGTTGTGCAGATGGCGCTACACCAGGGATTTCATTGTTCACCAGTGTAGCAACATGGTATTGGACCACATCTGTCATTTCATCAATCACTTGTTTCGTAGAGTTATTTTCGATTTTTTGTTGTAGCATCTTATCGTTTTTAATAATGTCAAATAGCTTGTGAGTGAGATCGTCTTCGGAACGCTGATTGTTATCCTGAATCACCGATGGACGAACCTGCGGAGGAGGAATGATCATAACCGTGCAAATCATCCAGTCTGGACGGAAGAAGTAACGATTAAATCCCATAAAGTCAACATCTTCATCCGTGATACGACGGAACAAACGATGAACGGACTCTACTTCCAGAGGCTGTTGCTGCTTCAACAGATGATAATGAGCAACAATGCGTGCAATACCCTCACGTGTAAACTTATCGGGCTTAGGAGCACCACAACCATCTTCACACTCTTGACCACATCGCTTGATATTGGCAGAGAGGGCAATTACCTCCTTATTGCGAGCCTCTCCCTTTCGATTGAGTAGATCCTTATGAAGATTCTTATCAATGAGTAACTTGGAGCAACGAATGCAAATGCACTTTAGAACGTTGATAATATCATTTATAAATTGAATATAATAGACTGGACGGGTTAGACGATAGTGACCAAAGTGACCGGGGCAGCCATGATTGGTCTGACCACACGTTCGACACACTTTACCATTATCTAATACGCCCATACGCGGATCAAACAGTCCACCGATCTTTGGTTCATTGCCTTCATACGTCTGCTGAGACGTGATCTCCACCACGGATCGTTGTTCAATCTCTTCAGGCGAAAAGATGCAAAATTGAACCCCAACGATGGATTCAATATCAGATGTATGTTTGTTAAACCCGTATGGCATTCTGTCTTGGATATAGAAACTGTTGTCTAAGTTCTTTTCAAATTTTAGTATATCTTTAAATTGTTTTTAATGATAGGCTCAATTTTTTACATCTGTAAAGGTGTAAAAAATGAAGTGTGCGTAGTATCTCATACCTGATTGTAATTATCCCCAAAGATCGATCCAAATAGAGAACTCTTAGACTCGTAGGGTATAGGCTTAATAGAATACTCGTTATGATTGTAACTCTTTACTGTCCAATAATGTTCTCCTTCCTTCACGATTAACAGAGTACGTTCCTCATCCGCAGACAATACATATCCACTTATTTCTTTTTTATTCGAAAATCCGAACATCGTACGAAGTGTATTTGTAATATATTCCATGATTTCTATAAAAATAGAATGATATTATTTTAAGTCCTTAGCGTATATTGATAATGATTCGTTCTTTCCAATTTGCTACATTCATATGAAATGCATAGTGTACTATGACTTCACGGAATTCAGAAACATCAATCTCTTCCTTTTCGTCTCTCGATAACACAGTATGTTCGGATTGTTTTTTATATGTAGTAGAAAGTGTCTTCTTCCAGTCAGGTATATACAGGCGAATCTTGTATTCCGTGTCATTGATCGCGGTTCTATCTAAAATAATACCCTTGCATTCCATTGGATGTTGTATGGCTTGTAAGAATTGCAAATCTCTTGCAAACCGTTTGATCGATTTCTCTCTTTGATTCATGTCCAGCATAGCCTGTGGAACGATGAAACCTTCCTTCGATTGACGAATCAGTATTTTTAAAACACGCTGGTTGACCAGATCTGCATAACGACGAATCGGACTGGATGCATGCGCATAATGATCCGAGTCTAATCCATAATGTTGTGTATTTTCTTCTTCTGCTAAACAGTATTCTGCAGAAGAGAATGCCATATTCATAAGCTCAGGTATGTGTTGTTTGTATTTTTCCAATCGCTCCCAATCAGGAGCAGAGTGTCGTCTTAGAATTCCCATTTTTGATTCCTTTAACCATTTTCCAGCTTCCTTATTGTACAATATCATCATTTGTTCCACCCATTCATGCGAATCAGTTACATCACGCTGCGCCAAATGGGATACAATCTTCGCGAGAACCTCTTTGTATTCCGAGTCCCATTCCTGAAACTCCTCATATGAGAACGACTGCCGATTGATAAAGGATGTTTCCAACCACCGTTTATTCTTGATTTCTACACCATTCCATTCGAAACAAAGAGAAATGCCACTGGATACCCTATCTGGCTGTAAAGAACACACACCTTCTGAATATTCCACAGGTAACATAGGTCGAAGTACTCTACCCTCATTGTCATAGATGGTTTGCCCAATCAAGGATGCAATAATATCCTCTGCACTGTTGTTTACAATATACGATGCCACATCACTGATGGAAATGTATATTTTCCAGTGATTTTCACCCATCTTTTTAAATGTAAAGACGTCGTCTATATCTTTGCATCCTTTTGGATCGATATTATAGGTAAATCCAGTTATCCCCACACGGTTCGTTGGTTCTTGTTTGATTTGATACGCGCCTTTTGACCACTTCAAGGGACATACTTGCCAAATCAATGCCTGATATTCTGCATCCCTATCGCCTGAAGGTCCTACTATTTCCTGAAGATTTCCACGTGGAAAAGTTGAGTTTTTCTTCCAGTCATCAAACGTAAGTACACCTATTATATTACGAGATAGATCTTTTGTAGAACATCCTACTATAAAGTTTGGATAGGATTTATTATAGGGTACAAATAAATAAATAGGTACACCTCGTGACGTAATTCCATA